GTTTCAATCTGCAGCCCGCACGACACGAGCGCAGCCTCTAGCTGACGGTTATCTGCCGCCAGATCGCCCTGGGTTTGCAGGCTGTTGCCCGGCACTGGACAGCTGTTCACGCGCGGACAGCCAGCCCAGATAATCGCGGGCGTTGTCGAAGGCGGGACGGCTGTGCAGCCGGATAAGATCGTCAGGCAGAGCGGCAGCAGACCACTCGCGTAACGCCTGATTTGCATCGGTTTCCCTCGCTATATGCACTTCACGGTTGAGGGCGAGGCGGCTGGCACGACTCTGCTGCTGACGCAGCGCCGCCTCGCGTTTGCTGTTCGCCTGCGCCTCGTCACTCAGGCGGGCGATGGTCTGGTCACGGCTGGCGAGATCGGCGGAGAGCGCGAGGCTGATGCGCTGCGCCTCGCGGAGCTGCGCCCCGACCTGAACAACGCGCCAGCCGGTGAGAGCGAGCGCCAGCAGCAGCGCCGCCAGCAGCGCGAGACAGAGGCGGGTCATACCACGCCTCGCAGGCACCAGGCGCGCTCCCGCTCGCACCGCTGCGCCAGCCCGGTGCTTTTCACGCCGTTCACGTAGATCCAGCGCGGCAGCTGGTCGCACGCCGCGCGCCAGCGCTGCTGGTTGAGATAGCTCGCCATGGTTGAGCGGCAGGCGGCGCCGGTGCCGACGTTAAAGGCAAAGCTCACCAGCGCGTCCCAGACCGGCTGCGGCATCGCCACCGGCACGCAGAGAGAGAGCTGGCGTTCGACCCGTATCAGGTCGTCCACCAGGTTAACCGCCGCCTGGCGCTCGCTGACCACGCTCTGCGGCGTGACGCCGGCGGTATGGCCGATACCGTTGGTCCAGACGCCAGCGCTGCACTGGTAGGGCGAGGTGCGACAGCCTTCCGCATCCGCCAGCAGCTGTAGCCCGCCAGAGGAGATTTTCAGGGTAGAAAACTGCGGCAGCAGCGCGGCGATCGCCACCACGGCGACCACGGCGCAGCGTTTCGCGGTCTGGCTCAAGAGTGCCTCCCTGCGCGCTGGCGCTGTAGCTCATAGGTTTTGCGGCGGTAGTGCCAGTTAATGAAAAAGGTCGCCACGTTAACGATCAGGGTGATCACCGCCACGCCGGAACCGACCAGAAAAGCGATATCCTGGATGGTGTGACGGCCCAGCCACATCAGAAACAGGCTGACCAGGTAGTTAATCAGCGAGCTGGTTTTCTCCATCGTTAGTCCCACAGATTCACGGTTTCGCCTGTAGCGGCCTCCGGCAGCTCCGGCAGCGTCACCGCATAGCCGTGCGGCAGTATGACGCCGCGATCGGCAAGGCCGGGATTGGCCGCGTAGACCTGCTCAACCGCCTGCTGCGTACGGCCGTAGTAGCGATAGCAGATCTCATCGACCGTATCGCCCTGGAGCGCATAGATATTCATAGCGATAACTCCCCGTCAGGCCCGCTGACGGGTACGCAAAAATGGTGCGTCACTGTGCTTTTCCCCGTTGAAGGTGGTGTTGGCAAACGCAGGCTCGAGCCTGCTCCGCCGTTGAATTCGTCATCCGGCAGAGCCAGTCTCTCCGCTACGGGGCGATGGCTCAACGCCAGCCCGCCTGCTGGAATATGGGTAAACAGGGAGGTCGCAGCGCAAAAAAAAACGGCACCCACAGGGTGCCGTTATTGCTTCTGGTCAGCCGTCGCCGGACGGCGCAAGCATCAAGGGGAAAGGTTCGGGATCTGCTGCTTTTTATGAGTCAAACGATCGCATCTCATTGCCATACCTGCATTGTTATTTATTGGTGGATATAGCGGCAAACGAAACGGCAAATTCCTTGTTTTTTATCATCATGTCGCCAGCTATCTCGGCGATTAAAGCGAGGGCCACTTCCCGGTCGCGCTCCCTGCAAACTCCTTCAGTGGTCAGACGTGCAATGAGCTCAACACGCTCAAGCATTACCTGTTCTTGTAAATCAGTATCCACTTTCCCTCCCCCAATTTATAACTGTATATCTATACAGTAGCACAGCATGCAATCTGATATAAAGAAAATTAAGTTCTGAATGACGTCTGCTTAGGCTATTGATATAGCGACTTTTTTAGCGATCGTGCCACTAAGTCAAATGGGTAAAAAAAGCAGAAAAAGCGCCTTATGGCGGCGCATTTTGTTCGCATAACGCGCCCTTGCGAAGCGGTTTTGTCCGCTTTTGAGGCGCCGGTGCGGCATAATGATTTAACCGCGCTAATACGCCTTGCCGACTTAACGTCCGCGTACAGTTAATGACAGAACTCCAAGCTGACGCCTCCGGCTCAACATTCCCGATCTCTGGCTGACGCTTCGGCACCAGCTTCCAGCTCACCAGTCGGGTCAGCAGCGGTTTTTCTTCGCCCGCTTCGGTGCTGTAAACGCCTTTAATGCGCGCGATCTCTTCGCCCCAGCTATTAGGTTGTTCGGCGTTTTGATACCAGACGCGCACCGCCAGCTCGTCGCGGCGCACGAACGGCCCTCCCTGCACGTTAACGTAGGCGGCCCAGTCGCCGTTGTCCGCCGCCTCGCGCGCCTCGGCCAGCTCCTCGCTCAGACTGCGCAGGCTCTCTCCCTCCGTCAGGCGACGTAGCTCACGCCAGACGGTCACCGGCGCGCCGCCGACAAACTGAAACTGGCGAATATGCCAGCGTCCCGCCCAGGCGGAAACCGCTGCCGCGCAGTCGCGCAGGCTCTCGCCGCTTTCGTTATCTCGCTCGCCGTCCAGCGCGTAGCCATCGATGTTTTTTGCGATATATTTGGCGATATAGCCGGTAGCGCTGCCCTTTTGCGGGTCGATCGCCGTCGTGTGGAAGCGAGCCTTGCGCGCTTTTTCGCTGGTCAGCTCTTCGTGGTCTTGCTGGCAGGCGTATTCTGTCAGGATCTGGCGTACCTGCGCGGCCTGCTGTGGGCGCATAAACAGCAGCAGATGCCAGTGCGGCGTGCCGTCATGGTGTGGTTCAGCGACGCGGATGCCGAACAGGCGGATCTGCTCGCGATGCAGTCTGGCGCGCACCTTCTGCCAGAGCTGACAGAGGTAGCGCTGCGTCTCAGCCGGGCTGGCGCCGCGCCATTTCGGGTTATGCTGGCCGCTGCTGAGCGTAGCGTGATAGCGCGCCGGAGCGGTCAGGGTGCAGAACTCACCGACGTAGCCCATCTCATTGCAGATATTTTCAAAGCCGCGGATACGGGTCATCAGCTCGCAGCGACGGATCGCAGGGTTGGCGACGCTGCCGTCATGCTTGTCGATCAGGCTGATGCGGTTGCCCTCTTCGTCCTCCAGCTCCATGCCCTGTAAAAAATCGCGGGTGCGGCGCTTCTGCTCGCGCCATTCAGCGATGGTCGTGCGGCTGGCGTAAGGCGAACTTTTTTTACTGACGTGCGCCAGTGCAATCTGCAGATGCTCGCGCCAGGCGGCGGCGATACGGCGCAGCCGCCCTTTCCACCAGGTTTCTCCCTGCATCCGCATAATGGCTGGCGTAACCTCTTCCGGCGCGAAGAGGCGCGTCGTGACTTTCTGCCACAGCGGCGGCGTCTGGCGGAACTCACGGGTAATGGTTGCGGCGGTGAGGTAGAGACGGTGGCTATAGCGCCAGTCCGATTCCGCGCCGTTCTGCGCATGCAGCTGTACCAGCTCGGCAAAGATAAAGCTGGCGATATCGCCCGCCAGCAGATCGACATCGGCGCGCGACATATCGGGTAGCCGGTTAAAACGTCGCATCAGTTCCCACAGCGCACCTGCCGCAGCGGCGGCGCCTTTTTCCTGTACGGCGTGGCCGCTCAGCAACGTGACGGTGCCGCGACGCATCTCGCCCAGCCGATACTGTGCACTGACCTGTTCAATACGCGGCAGCAGGCGATCGGCGAAGGTCGTCGTCAGATAGCCCGCGGCAGAGACTATGCCTCGTCCGCTCTCCAACTGAGCGTGACGCAGCCTGATGGCGCGCTGCACCAGCGCTGGCTGCTGCTCCAGCGCGATCCATGCCTGTGATAGCGCAGCCATCTGGCGGCTGCGCTGTTGCATCTCGGCGTGAGTGGGATAAGGCGAGGCGATAGCCTTACGCGGCGCGTTCCAGGGCCAGCTGTAGCGCTGCATTATATGCCGCCCTGATAGTGCCGACCGCGCAGCTCAGCGATCTCCTGACAGGCGACGCAGCGGGAAACGCCGGTGACGGCGCGTCGACGTGCTTCGGGAATGGCGCTGTCGCACTCCTCGCAGAAAAAGGCGCTTATGCCTTTGGGCCGTTGGGTAACGGCAGCGATATCCAGCACCAGCTGCTCCGCCTGACGCTGCTGCTCTATATCCATGGTATCGACCATCAGTGCAGCTCCTGTGATTCATCGCGGTAGCGCTGCGCTTCATGGCGAATCAGTTCGGCGGCCTCAATACCGTTTAGTCCCTGGCGGCTGATATGCATCGCCATCGCGGCCAGACGATCGGCGACGGCCTGCGCGCGGCCTCTGCGTTCGTCGTAACGCGCAGCGGTTAACAAGGCGCTCAGCGCATCGGTTTCAAGGTCAGGGTTAGGGTGTCTCATTTCATCTCTCCTGAATTTGGGTAAAGCGAGGCCCGACGGGTTGACGTCATCAATGTGCGGTTAAGGTCAGTTATTCAGACAGATACTGGTCTGCGTCAGAAAAAGAGCGAGGCAACAGCCTGCCCCAGCGCACCATTTTGTTCATTGCGGCAATGATCAGCTCACGCCGGGCCTCATCGAAGGATTCAAAGGGGTTGCCGACCTCGTGAAGCCGGAAGCTGCCGGGTCTTTCCCGGTTCGCCAGCGTCAGCACGCAGAACTTAAAATCATCGTTTTGCCGGTTGAAGGCGACCAGCGCCGGGTTACGGCTGTTGTTGCGCATCTGACGCCAGCTTTTACGAAACTCGTCAAAGCTCATTGCTGCAACAGGTTCAGGCTGGCTATTCATCATAAGTGAGTCAGACCGGCTGAAAATTAACAGAAAAAGAATATCTCCCTTTCGTCGCCCGGTACGATCCTTTCAGCACGCTTTTTTTCGCCGCAGCACGGCTGCATGCGGCGGCGAAAACTTCTGTTAACGCGCGGTATGCCTTAACAAAAAGCGCTGAAACAGGACGTTTTACGCCGGTCCGTAATAAAAGGAGGACAGCTATGGCATTTGTAATGTCAGGCCTCATAGGGCATCATCTCCAGTTAACGTAATGTCACTCATATGCGATAACATTCACAACGCAGTGATGCTAATTCAAATATGTTAGTAACACAAGAGGAAGCTCAAAAATGTTAGTCACTAATTTTAACGGGAGCGGCGGGGCTATCCTCGACAGGCTGATTCAGGCCTATGGGTTTAAACAGAAATCGCAATATGCAGAGCATGTCGGTCTCTCTTCGAGCAACCTGGCAATGCGTTATAAAAGAGACGCTTTCCCGGCAGACCTGGTGGTGCAGTGCCTTATCGACACCGATGCGGAGCTGAACTGGATCCTCTACGGTCAGGGTAATCCCCCCAGCGCGGTGCAGGCGCTGACGGCGGAAAAAGGCAGCGAAAGTCACCCGATGAAGAGTCTTACCGATATCGAACGGGTAAAGTTAACAAATGGTGAACTCGCGCCTGTCGATTTTGTGACTCTGGAGAGTAAGCTGTTCCTTGATAAGGTCGCGCCTCACAGCAACCTGCTGGCGGTGATTGAAGGGGAGCAGCAGTACATCGTTAACCGCAGCTTTAAGGCGGTGGTGGACGGCAAATGGCTGCTGGATATTGAAGGCATGGCCAGCCTGCGTAACCTTTCGCGCCTGCCCGGCGGCCGGGTCAGAATCAGCGGCGGCGACGCTGAATTTGAATGCGCGCTGAACGAGATTTCCGCCACCGGCATCGTTGTGCTGACCTTAATTTAATGGAGCCGCGTTTCGCCTCAGCGAACCGAACTGACAGATGAGATCCAGACTGACCCTTCTCCTTCCGCTTCTCCTCCTCTGCGTAGCCGCTGCCTGGTACTGGCTGACGCCGCACTACAGCAAAGAGGATGAGGCCTACTACATCTCGGTGTTCTGCGCGATTCATCATGACGACAGCCGCCGCTTTGTGGCGGATATGCGCACGGTTATCGAAGGCGGTAACTCCGACTATGCGCTGCAGAAAACCCACTTCCAGCCGCG